TCTTCCCGTTTTGGCCAATAAATATAATCTTTATCTGGATTTTTCATAAGATTATATAAAAGAGGTAAAATTAATTGCTCAACTTTGCCCATATCTACTATATATTTTTCTTCTAAATATTCTTTTTTATAACTAATTTCTTTAATTGCGGAATCTATTTTCTTTTCTAAATTTGCAAAACTTTGAGATTTTGCTTGAACCTCAACTATTTTCTTTTCTACTTCTGTTGTTTTTGCTTTATATTCTTCATCATTTACTGCGGAAAAACCGAAGTCATAACTATCATATTCATCAGGTATTATTGCCATTTTCGTATCCGTATTTGCAAATCCAATAAGAGTCAACTATATCTGAAATGGGATTTTTATCGCAGTTTATTTGAAATTCATCTATGAGTTTTCTATGCGTATCAGACACAAAAGAATCATACATCAATTCTTTATTTGCGTTTCCCTTATCGGATGCGTATTTTTTGATTACTGTAGGGGGTATCATTTTATACCCAAGTTTACAGTTGTATAAAGTGTTTTTTAAAATTGCCATATTTTCTGCAATTTGCAAAATTCTTTGTCCAATTGCGGCATATGCATAATCTTCAATAAAAACTACTTGATGCAAGTTTTGATCTGTAACATCATATTTCATAATACATTTTTTAACCCAAGACGATAGTCCTAAATATCTTTCCATCTCTGTATTATATTTAGGATATTTTTCTATTCGAATATTACGAAAAGATTTCCATCTTTCAAATTGTCTATCATTTTTTGCTAAACAATAATGTGTAATATTTTCATATTTCCACTCTCCACGACATTCTGTTATGGCTGGACTGGTTAATGAATAATCAATTCCCACATATAAATCAGGTGTCCCAGTTGCCATCATCTTCTTCTTGTAATTCTATTAATTCTCCGCAATAAGAGCAAAATCGTACTATTTCATCTTCGTCTTCATGAACAAGAATTTCATACGTTTTAAAACAATAAGTGCAATTAATATTTTCCGATATTTCCATATTAAGACTTTAAGCCTTCTCCTCGTCTTTTAATGATTCTTCTAATTGTTCAACGGTCAGAAAAACTTGACCCTCCAAAAAAATTTGAGGGACTTTTTTACTTCCTGTAATTGACAATATTTTACCAAACAATCTCTTATCCGCCTGAATGAACATATATTGTTTTTTATACTTATCTAATAAAGATTTTGCTTTTTCACACATTGCACATTCCCTGAAAGTAAAATGTCCAACAACATAATTTCCTTTGTTAAAATCTATTTCATATTTTAGCATTATAAATCCACCACTTCACACCCATCACCTGCGGCGCAAGCTAATTCTTGTGATCCTACAGTAAAATCTTTTTCCTCATATGCAGATAATAATGACCAATCAACATTTTTAGGCATTGCTTTTAATGCTTTTGTATATTCAGCTTTTGTACAATCTTGATAAGGTGCTTGCCTATATGCATGTTCAGAAAAAGGTAAAAAAGATATTCCACTAATATCATCAAAATTATTCCATACCCAATTTCCCATTTCTATCCACTCATTTTCTTTGACTGAAATGGTAATAGATGGTTTGTGTTCGCACCAATATTTTTGATATGTTGACCAAAGATCTAACTGTTCAATCGCATTTATATCGGCTCTACATCTTGCATTTTGTGGACTTTTCATAGGAAATGAAAATACAGATGTGTGTTTCGGTTTCATCACATCTGGTTCATTTGGAAAGTTTGCTTCCTTCATGAATTTACAAAGCGGATCTTTATTATCAGCCCGCACTGTTCTAATATAGTAGGGATTGTGACGAGCATGTATGCCACTAGCAGAATCAACAAGTTGACTAACCGTACCAGAAGGTTTGACACAAGTAATTGCGGCAGATTGCGGGATGTTAAGTTTTTTTGAGAATTCTTTATTAGTTTTAATTGCAACATTTTTTAACTTATCCAATAAATCTTTTAAATTGCCTTTTTTACCATTTGTCAAAGAATTATCCATTATTCCTGTAAGAGAGACCCCCAAAAGTCGTTCCTCTTCGCAATTATTTTTCCATTCTTTTGATAAATATTTGAAACTTGTAAGAGTTGATTGAAATGTTCCAATGATAGTTGCAAGTTTAATTTTATTTTCTAAAGATTCTAATGTATCATCTCCTCTGATTACGACTTCTGAAAGATTACAAAATTCCCTACTTCTAAGAATAATTTCACTACATGGATTAGTGCCAAAATCATTTCTAGGTTTTCGTCTAATATGTTCTTCGGTATTCATTTTTTCTACTTGCTGTCTAGCCGCCAAACTATTATAAATTCCCCGTTCTCCTGATTTGGAATCATAAAGGGATAACCATTCTCTCATAAAAGTACCAACATCTGGCTTTTCTTTATAGTTAACAGAGTTATTGGCGAGGGCTCGTTGAGGATTATTTTCCCACCAGAGACCCGATTTAGCATGTCTCATTGTTTCATCATTAAGATTAGATAAACTAATAAGAGCAGATCTACGAACACCTCCTACGACAACAATTTCTGCAATTTTACATACAATATCATGCGCTTCTATTGATTTTAATTTACGCCCGGAAGCATTTCGAAACGTATTTATAGTAAACATAAAAAGATCTTCTAATGGCTCAGGACCCGAGGCTCTTCCTCCAAAGGTTTTAAGAGCAGAACCCGCTGGTCTTATCTTAGATAAATCCCATTTTGGTATTTGCCCCTGCCAAACTAATGAAATCAATTCTTTATATGATTTTGCCCACCCCAATTTTGAATCTGCTATAACAATTGTAGTATCTGTTTCATAAAATTCATCTGATATAATAGGAAGTTGATTAACATATTCTTCTTCCACAGAAAATCCCACTCCTGTTCCATTCATTAACACATATAAAATTTCATCAAATGATCGTGGACTATCTATTTTTACATACGAACAATTATAACCTGCTATATTTTCTTTTTTGAGTGCTTCACCGGCCGTCATCAAGCACCTCATTGAAGGCATCACTTTAAGGGTTAAAATTGCCTCACGCAACTCTGCTTCTAGTTCATTACTAATAACAAAATCATGATTATCATCTAAATGTTCTTTAAAAAATGCCAAATATCTGTTAACCGTTTCTTCCCAGGTTTCACGTCTTTTGAGATTATAATTCCATCTTGCATATCTCGATAAATGAATAAATGATTGATATTCTGTTGGTAGAGACATTTTAAATTCCTTTCAATTTTTCTAAAAACTCTTTACGTTCTCGGGTTGATAAGTTAAACTCTGCGTTTGTCATTATATGCAGGTCTTCTACAAGTTTAGGGTCATTAAAGTCCAATGTACATTTTATATTGGCTTTAATGATCTTCATTTCTTCTGCTGAAAATGTTTCAGCCTTTAAGATATAATCTTCAAATGCTTCACAACTTATAGGAAATAATGGTTTTACTAAATCATACATTATATTTGCATAATCTCTAATTTCTTTTTGAGAATGAGAATCCATGCGTAATTTGGAAAATTTAAAAAAATTATTTAAATCTATCTTCCAAATACATTCCGTATAATTAGAAACTGGTAAAACAGTTCTTGCCAATTCTCTTGCAATACCATTAAAACCATCATAAAACCCGTCTAATAGTGTAGGGTCTACAATTTGTTTATAACACATCTGTGAGTGTTCATTCGCATCATACATTCGCCCAAGAACAAGTGTTTTGTTGTCTTCATCTAATTCTTTTCCTCGGCCTTGATTGTTTTGCTCTGATTGCTCATGAACATCTTTTTCTGCAGGTAAATAAAATTCGTCACTCATTATGGAATAACGGCCTGAATATTCATTTATGTTAGCGGTTCGGTGTCTAACAAATTGCCTCATTACAAAGATAGGTAGTTTTAAATGAAATTTCACTTCACACATTTCAAAAGGAGATGTGTGATTATGCCGCATTAAATATCGAATTAAATTTCTTGTTTGACTAGTTTTTCTCGTACCGGTTCCATAACTAATTCTTGCGGCATTTTCGACTTCTTCATCGGAGCCCATCACATTTAATAACTTCACAAATCCATGATTATGCACTTGTTTTTCATTTATCATAATTTAAATTCTAATAATTTTGTTTTTGCAATTAATCCTTGAAAGGTATTATTTTCCATAACACTCATAACATTTACATTGTTTAATATCATATCATTAATGTCTTTTTCCATTACATGATTGGGCCAAATAACTATCTTATGGTTATCTGAAATAATTTTATCCATTTTTTTAACAATTTCTTTATTTCTTTTTTCATTATCATAAACAAATACTACATCAATATCATTTAATAGTGTTTTGCATGTCGATAAATCAGCTCCGGCCATAGCAAGAGAATTTTCTACAAATAAAGAATCTATCGGACCTTCAACTATATAGGTGGTCTTATTTTCATTCCAGGTGTTCAATCCAAAAATTTTTGGTGCATTTTCTTTAACCTTAATTGTCACATATCTTAATTTAGAACTTTTTATTAATGATCTTCCTTGAGCGGCAATCAAATTATAATCTTTATCAAAAAAAGGTATGACCAATCTAGGATCATTTTTAATTAATTCATAATGTGTATCGAGGTTA